TCTGGACATGAAATCGGTGTCTGAGACGGAGCTGAAGCAAGCCTTCGACGAGGTTATAAACGGAGGAAAGTTTTTCACATATGACCATTTCGGATCAATGGATTCAGAAAACCTCCTCAACAGGATCCGGTACATGGCTCGTGGGTGTGGAGCTAACTGGATCTTTCTCGATCACCTTTCCATCGTTGTATCTGCCTTTGGAGACGGGGATGAGAGGAGGCTTATAGACTCTGTGATGACCAAGCTCCGGTCGCTGGTTGAAGAGCTGAAGATCGGACTTATCCTTGTTTCTCACCTCAAGCGTCCTGATGGAAGAGGGCATGAAGAGGGGGCGAGTACTTCTCTCAGTCAGCTGCGGGGCTCCGCTGGTATTGCTCAACTCTCAGACATGGTTCTGGGGCTGGAGCGAAACCAACAGGACAACGAGAACAAAAACCATTGCAGGGTCAGAGTCTTGAAGAACCGCTTCAGTGGAGAAACAGGCTTAGCCTCCACCCTCCTCTACTCACCGGAGGAAGGAAGGCTAAGGGAAACCACATTCCTCCCTGAGGAAGAGAACGACACTGAGGAGCCTGACTTTTAATACTTAACCACCAAACCACCATGAAAGATAAAGCAAACCGTAAGCAGAAGCAGTTTGAGTTTTCGTTTGCAAAAGACTTCCCGTCCAAGAACAAGGACAAGCGGATAATCAGAGCATACCGAAAGCAAAAGCAAAGCATGAGGGAGTTCGACTCCCGTGACGAGCAACTCAACTTCCCTTTCTACAATGAGTAAAATAATCTTTGATCTGGAGTCTGACGGGCTCATCGAGGAAACCACTAAGATCCACTGCATCTGCACCTATGACCTCATCACTGGCGAGGCTAGGACATGGAGCAGTCAGAAGGAGGGGGACATCGAAGCTGGTGTTCGTTACCTGATGGAAGGAACAGAGTTAATTGGACATAATATCCTTGGGTTTGATCTCATCGTGTTAAAAAAACTATATCCGTTTTTTAAAAGCCCAGCGAACAGCACTGATACTCTGATCCTCTCTCGTCTGGTCTATCCGGACATGAAGGAGAGGGACTTCCAGAGGCTCAAGACTGATTTCCCCAAGCAGCTAATTGGAAGGCACAGTTTAGAGTCTTGGGGTCACCGTCTTGGTTGCAAGAAGGGGGACTACAAGAAGAACAACGACTTCTCGACATGGAGCCGTGAGATGGAGAGCTACTGCGAGAACGATGTGGTGGTTACCCGTAAGCTCTATGAGATGTTCCTGAAGGAGAAGTACTCTCCGGACGCTCTGGATCTTGAGCAGGAGTTCGCTCTCATCATGTCCAAGCAGGAGAAGAAAGGTGTCCTCTTCGATGTGGAGAAGGCACGTACTCTCTATGCAACTCTCGCCAAACGTAGGGTGGAGCTGGAGCAGGAGCTTCAGAGGGTGTTTGAGCCTGAGAAGGTGGAGATGAAGTCTACCAAGTTTGTTTTCATGGGAGAGACCTATGACACAAAAGCTAAGGCAGCAGAACACGCTCGCCACTATGCCAAGCATTATGGGAAGACCATCAAGTCCTGTTTGGAGCTAATTCAAACTGGAGGTAACAAGACCAAGGAGATCCCATTCAACTGTGGTTCCCGTGATCAGATCGCCAATCGTTTCATCAAAAAATACAGCTGGAAGCCTGTTGATTTCACCCCAGACGGCAAACCCAAGATTGATGAATCGGTACTTAAAGCGATGCCATACCCTGAGGCTGCTCCCCTATGCGAGTACCTCATGATCCAGAAGCGGCTAGGTCAGCTTGCTGAGGGTAAGGAGGCATGGGTTAAGCTGGAAAAGTCAGGACGCATCCACGGAAGAGTAAACACCAACGGAGCCGTGACCGGACGCTGCACTCACAGCAACCCAAACATGGCTCAGGTTCCTGCGGTCAGGGCTCCCTATGGCAAGGAGTGCAGAGAGCTGTTCACCGTGCAGCAAGGGTACAGGCTGGTGGGAGCTGATGCCTCTGGGCTTGAGCTTCGCTGCCTAGCTCATTTCATGGGCAAGTGGGATGACGGAGCCTATGCCAAGGAACTACTGGAAGGTGACATTCACACTGCCAACCAGAAGGCAGCTGGACTACAGACTCGTGACCAAGCAAAGACCTTCATCTACGCATTCCTCTACGGAGCTGGTGACGCAAAGATCGGAACCATCGTAGGGAAAGGACAGGAGGAGGGATCCAAGCTCAGAGCCAACTTCCTCAAGAAGACACCAGCCCTCAAGTACCTCAAGGATGCTGTCGAAAAAGCAGCTAAGCGTGGGTATTTGCTGGGTCTGGATGGACGGAAGCTCTGGATCAGGTCGGAACACGCTGCTCTCAACACCCTGCTACAGTCAGCAGGAGCGTTGGTCATGAAAAAGGCTTGCTGCATCCTAAACAAGAAGATCACAGAATGGGCCTACACTGCTCACTTTGTCCTGAATGTCCACGATGAGTGGCAGCTTGAAGTTAAGGAGCATCAAGCATCACATCTCGGTGAGCTTGCAGTCCAGTCTATCAGAGAGGCTGGAGACTTCTTCAAGTTCCGCTGTCCGCTTGACGGGGAGTATCGTATCGGCAACAACTGGGCTGAGACACACTAACACACATGGCTAAACTTAACTCACCCCGTGAGGCTTTTGCCTACATCGCAGGGTATCTGGACGGAGAAGCCTGTATCGGCTACTGGTGTGGCTACCCAGAGTTAAAGATAGACACTTGTAACCCTGAACCCTTGAGGTTTGTCTCCAAGCATTTTGGAGGAACCGTAAAGCCTCTCAACAGGAAAACCAAAAAAGATAGAACTGTATATCGCTTAGCTTACCAACGAGCAGCGGCTATCATGGTGTTGGAACACACGGTGGAGTTCCTGCACGAGAAGAAAAAACAGGCTAAGATGTGCCTGACTCTTAACAAACTCAATCAGGCTCTAAGAGCTGACAAAAAGAAATCACACTAAACCAAAAACCAAAAACAAAATGAAACGAACACTACTCATCGACGGAGACGTTCTAGCTTACCAGCAGAGCGTCATTGCGGAGACACCAGTCAACTGGGACGACACCCTCTGGACGCTTCACGCAGATGCCAATGAGGTCATTGCCAACATTGAAAACCTCATCGAATCGTATACCGATCTCCTGAGCGCAGATGAGGTAATGCTCATCCTGACTGACTCAAAGAACTGGAGGAATGAGATACTCCCAAGTTACAAGGAGAACCGTAGGGGAAACCGCAAGCCTCTAACGCTAGGCCCAGCTAGGGAACACTTGATCTATAACCGGAAGGCTAAGGTCTACCCAACCCTTGAGGCTGATGATGTGATTGGCATCTACGCTACCGACAAGCTCCGCAAAGCTAAGACTGAGTATGTGGTTGTCGGAGTAGACAAAGACTTCAAGACAATCACTGGGCTCCACTACAACCCCAACAGGAGTGAGGAGGGAATCTACGAGGTTACCCCTCTGGAGGCTGATCGATACTGGATGATGCAGACCATGATGGGAGACAACGCAGACGGGTACAAGGGCTGCAAGGGGGTTGGGGAAAAGAAGGCTCAGGAGCTTCTCAAGGATGCAAAGACCTTAGAGGAGATGTGGGAGATCGTTGAGAAAACCTATATGAAGCAAGGACAGATGCCTCTTGATGCTCTTGTCAATGCTAGGGTGGCTAGGATACTCCGTCACGGTGACTACAACTTCAAGACCAACAAGGTGAACCTATGGACTCCGTCGAAGTAACCTACCACTGTGAAGAGTGCATGCGCCCCTCCTCAGGTAAGCTCTTTCTTTTCAACAACGCAGCCTTGTGTGCTGAGTGTATTTCAAAAGAGACTCCAACAAGCCCCGTTGACCACCCTCCCCACTACACAGCCCATCCCTCAGGGGTGGAAGCTATTCAGGTTACTGAACACATGAACTTCTGCTTGGGGAATGCGATGAAGTACTTGTGGAGGGCTGGACTAAAAAACCCAGATGCCATTGAGGATCTTAAAAAAGCTATTTGGTACATCAACAGAGAAATAACCCGAATCGAAAATGGAAAACATACCTCAACTACCTAAAAAACTTATTGACACACTGGATGAACTTATACCAGAAAGGTGTCCGAACCTGTCCATGCCTGATCGAGAGATTTGGTTTTACGCTGGGAAGCGTGAGGTGGTAAGGATCCTTAAACAAGAATTCGACAAACAGAATGAAACACTCCTAGACCCCTAAACTCTGATTAACCCTTATGTGCATGTCCTCCAAGTCTTCGGCTCCCAGAACAACAGCAGCCCCTGCTTACACTGCTCCTGTTGCTCCTATTACTCCGATTGCTCCCCCTCCTCCAGTCCCTGCTGCTCCAGTCCCTTACTACGAGACGCAAGAGGCTGCTAGTAACGAGAAGACAAACAGCAACGTAAGTAAGTCAAGGATTGGAAGAGCTGCTCTGAAGATTAACCTTGTCAACTCTGGCAACGATGATGCAGGATTCAGCGTGAACACAACCAACTAATCATATGTCATTTACCTTTGAAAACAAAACCTTCGGCGAAAACGGAGGGGTGTTTGTCAACAACACCACCAAGACTGATCCTCCTTTCGGAAAATCTTTTCATGCCATTAACTGCATCACCGACACTGTCTTCTCTGCAATTGTGGAGAATATCTCCGGAACCTTGACAGGTGTGACGTTCCCTGCTGGGACTACCATCTACGGAGTGTGTTCCACGTTCACTCTGACCTCCGGTTCTGTCATTGCGTACCTGAACAAGTAACGACATGGGTCTCCGTCTAGGTCTTGGGCTGGGTGTTGGTGGGGGGGCAGCTAGATCAATACCTGTACCCATTACTTACGTTCTCGCAGGAGGTGGTGGAGCAGGAGGTGGTGGCTCCCGTGGAGGAGCAGGAGGTGGTGGAGGGTTCCTCACTGGATCAACCACACTCAAGAAGAATACCACCTACTCCTTTTTTATCGGAGCTGGAGGTGTTACTGGGACTTGGGATGACTCCAATAGTGGGTTTAAGGGCACAAACGGCTCAACTACCACTGCACTATCTGTTGCAGCACTAGGTGGAGGAGCAGGAGGAGCTTCAGATGTGACACCAAACGGGAACTCTGGAGCTTCCGGTGGAGGAGCGTGGTTCAACGGTACAGGAGGGGTAGGATTACAAGGTTTCGCAGGAGGCACAGCAGCCCAGTCCGGAGCATATGGAGGAGGGGGTGGAGGAGGTGCTGGTGGAGTTGGAGGAAACGGAACCACAACAGTAGGAGGAAACGGAGGGGCGGGTGTTTCCACATCCATCACAGGAACTTCAATCGGCTACTGCGGAGGAGGTTCTGGAGCTACTTACTCTGGAACTTCCTTTACTTCTGGAACTGCTACACACGGTGGAGGAATCGGATACAACTATGATACTGGCGAGTTCGCCTTTGCGGGGAGAAATGCGGCTGTGAATAGAGGTGGAGGTGGAGGTTCTGGAGGAAACGGAGGAAGCGGAGTGGTTATTCTGTCCGTTCCCACATCCTTGTATACCGCAGTGACTACTGGCTCCCCTACGATTTCAACCAATGGGAGCAACACAATACTCACCTTCAACTCAAGCGGATCGTACAAGGCTTAATCATGAGTCACTTCGCTCACATTAATAACGGAATCGTTGATCAGGTTATCGTCGCTGAATCTGATTTTATTTTTTCATTATCTGATTCCCAAGACTGGGTTCAAACTTCATACAACACACGAGCAGGAGTTCATTATTCCCCAGAAGGAATCCCTGATGACGGGCTCCCTATAGGTATGAACTACGCAGGGGTCGGGTATACATGGGACGGGATAGGTTTTGCCCCACCTCAGCCCTTCCCCTCTTGGCAGCTTAACTCAGAGAAATACATTTGGGAGGCTCCCATACCTTACCCAGATAATGGAGACTACTTGTGGGATGAAGATAGCCAGTCATGGGTTGAAGACCCTCTTTCTACTCCCTCTTCCGAACCTAACCCTACCCCTGCTGAATAATGGCTTATACAAACAGAGTTTCCGTAGCTACTGAATCGACTGAGCGTCCTGAAAACTATGGATCTGCCAAGTCCCTCTACTCAGCTATGGAGACTAACCGCTCCACTTTCCTTAGGAGGGCTCGTGACGCTGCTGAGCTTACCATCCCCACCCTCATGCCTCCTCAGGGGCACAACTACTCCACCGTCTACCCTACTCCCTATCAGTCCATTGGAGCCCGTGGAGTGAACAATCTGGCATCCAAGCTCATGCTGGCTCTGCTCCCTCCCAACGCTCCCTTCTTCCGTCTGTCCGTTGAGGAAACTCAGCTGATGAAAGATCTCCCTAAGGAGACCACCGCTGCTGACATCCAGAAGCTCAAGACTGAGATGGAGAAGGCTTTATCCAAGGTCGAGCGTATCGCTTCCAAAGACATTGAAGGCAGCTCCATCCGTGTGGGAACCTACGAGGCTCTCCGTCAGCTTATCGTTGCTGGAAACGTTCTTCTATTCTTCCCTGATGATGGAGGGATGAGGGTGTTCCGTCTCGACACCTACGGGGTGAAGAGGGACAAGACCGGAAACGTTGTTAAGATTTCCGTCAAGGAATCCATCGCTCCTGCTGCCCTCCCTCCTGATGTGAAGGAGTTTGTGGATGCTATGGAGAATGCTCCTCTTGAAGGAGAGCAGAAGCAGAACGAGAGCATGGAGGACAACCTAGAGCTGTACACCTGTGTCATGCTGGCTCGGGACGGGAAGAAGTGGGAGGTGTACCAAGAGATTGCTGGTGAGATCATCCCTTCCACTCGTGGAACCTACCCCCTAGACAAGCTCCCTTGGATGGCTCTTCGCCTTGTCCGCATTGATGGTGAGGACTACGGGCGGGGATTTGTGGAGGAGTACATGGGAGACCTCAAGGCTCTTGAAGCTCTCTCACAAGGAGTCATCCAAGCCACAGCCGCTGCTTCCAAGGTGGTCTTCATGGTGGATCCCACCGGAACCACAAAGATCAAGGATCTATCTTCTGCTCCAAACGGAGCTTTCATCTCCGGTAAAAGCACTGATGTCACAGCTCTGCAAGTTGAGAAGAGGGCTGACCTCTCGGTTGTGAACCAAGTGATCGGCGACATCACCCAGAGGCTATCCTTCGCCTTCCTCCTTAACACAGCTATCCAACGTAGTGGTGAGCGAGTTACCGCTGAGGAGATCCGGTACATGGCTCAGGAGCTTGAGTCCTCCCTTGGTGGAGCCTACTCCATCCTTTCTCAAGAATTTCAGCTGCCTCTGGTCACCATCCTTCTGGATCGGCTCTCTAAGCAGAAAAAACTTCCTGAACTCCCCAAGAAGCTAGTCAAGCCGCTCATCGTCACTGGTGTTGAAGCTCTAGGACGAGGCAACGACCTTAACAAGCTAGACCAGTTCATCGCTGGGATTGCACAGGCTTTAGGCCCACAGGCTCTCCAACTCATCAACCAGACGGAGTACCTTAACCGGAGGGCAGCTGCTCTAGGTATCGATGCTGAGGGGCTAATCCGTAGCCCTGAGGAGATCCAACAGGAACAGGAACAAGCTCAGCAGATGCAGATGATGGAGAAGATGGCTCCAGCTGGAATCAATGCCATGACAAAGGTTGCTACGGCTACTCCTGAAGCTGCTAACAGCACATACGAGAGGTTTAGCGGACAGGCTCTCCCTCCTCCGCAACAAGCTCCCCCTTCTGAATAAAAGTATTGACTATCTCAGCCTTTACTAATTAGAAGAAGGAGAGGTAGAACAAGCGTTCTCCCTAAGTAAATGAAACCAAAAACCAAATGAATAGTCTATGTCATCATTCAACCGTGTTGTTATCTCATCTCAAGAAGCTGGGCCAGACGCTCCTGTTCAGGATTCTGCTCAGCCTA